CCACCAATTAACAGCATGACAATATCGGGCCATGCACCATACTTGATTATCCATGTTTTAAAAGTTTAATTTCGTTTCTTAAAGTTTCAATTTTTCCATCCATATAAGTAAGTTCTAAAGCATGAAGGATAATTTCACGAACTTCAGGAACATCATTAATATCGATATTAACTTTTAACAATGCACGCTTGATGCATAAGTAATGTTCGTTATTATAGTTCATGTTTCTCGTCTAAGATAATTTTTAAAGTATCGTGATAAGCAGCCATATATTCAGATTCTGAGCAATCATGTATATAGTCTGCATAATAAGCTCTAGATATAGGGCATAAACTAATTGAGGGGGTTAGTCCAGGCTCTATACATATACATTTATCTTCGCTAAATACTTTGTAATAAAAAGCATAAGACTTTCTAAATTTAGGAAGTTGGATGTCTACAACCTCAATAAATTCTTTTGTTGATTTGATTTCGATTTTCATGATTTGTTTTTTTTAGGGGTTTATAAATTTTGTTCATCTGCAAATGAATAATATCCATCTTCAGTAATAATAATATGATCTAATAAAATACTATCTAATAATTTTAAAGACTCTTTTACTTTGTTTGTAATATCTTTATCTGGTTGGCTTGGTTGCAAGTTCCCTGATGGATGGTTATGTGCTAAAATAACACTACTTGCTAAACTATCAACAACGTACTTTGCTATTAATTTAATATCAACTACACTTCCAGTTATACCGCCTTGACTTATCTTAGCATAACCAATGGTAGTATTATTTCTATTAAGCAAAAGGATAAAAACACTTTCATAAATTGAGATGTCATCGGAATAAAATTGTTTAATAAATTCAAATGATTGCCTTGATCCAGTAATTTTTTGTTTAGGAAAATCAGATTGTAATTTTTTCAATCCGTATAATGATATATTTTCCATATTAAAAGTCGTGAGTTGGGTAAACTTCAATTATTTGTTCTCCAGTTGAATCATCTATGTAATAGGTGTATTCTCCGATTGTAATATATACAACGTTTTCTGAGCGGATTTCTATATTCATACAGCAGTAATATTAAAGGTTTGAATAGTTTTAACTTTGTTCATCATAACTACATAAGCATAAAGTCTGCAGTCTTCAATGGTTTCCCACTTGGTAAATTTTGTGAAAGCAATACATTTATCGCAATCCAGGAAGTCAATTTTAAATTTTTTCATGATTTCTTTTTGGGGGTTAAATTAAAATGATTTGTAAATTTTGTTAAGATTAATTATTTGACTTCTTATTGATTTTATTGCAGAGATGTAACCTCTATCTTTACTGCTAATTAAATCATAATTTTGTGCATCAGTATAATGCATTTTGATTTCTTTACCATAATGGATTGTTGATACTGACCATTGACCGTAACCTGTTTGTTTAAAATTTAATTCTTTTTTCATGATTTCTTTTTTTTAAATTATTAATATAGAGCAAAAATAAAGTTTATTTTTAAAATATGCAAAATAATTTAATGTTTATTTTTACTTTTATATGTAACTATTTGATTATCAAAGCAATTATTTTTAGCTCTGCGTTTATATTTTGATGTTTTTTCTATAAATTTTGTTTTACCAATCATAATATATTTAATTTGATTAGTTTTAATTTTATAGTAAATGGCTTGGTGGCTTACTGAATGTAAGGTTGCGAACTCGCTAACTGATAATAAATCTTTCATATTGCAAAAATACAAAATAATATTGATAGTTGCAAAATAAATTTAATATAATTACATTTGTCAATCAAAACAACAATCGATAAACACTTCGCGGACTATTATTCTTATTATAAAAGAATATGTAAAAAGTATTATAATGGCCGGTACTTAGCCGAAGATATGTTACACGAACTTTATTTTAAATTATTAGCTGAGAAACCTGAATGTATAGATAAATATAATAAAGACGGTAAACTTTATATTCTCGGATTATATCGATTAAGGGACTTATTCAGAAACCGAACACGAACACTCCAGCATATTGATGGGAATACTTCAAGCCTTCACGAAATGTCTAATTACGAAATAAGGGACTTTGCTGAGGAACCAATGGAGTTATTACCTATTGATGAAATTAATATCGAACGAATAAAAAATTGTATATTTGATGGGTTACTTAACCAGGATCACGATATAGAAGTATTTGTAATGGCTCAAATCGAACCGCTTTACAGAATGGAACAAAGAACTAAAATAAATCGTAGCAGCTTAAAAAAAGCTTACGAGAATGCAAGAATAAAACTTAAAAACCAATTAAAATGAAAACACAAAACTTAAATCACATTAAAGAAAATGTTGAACTATTCAGAATGTGGGTAGCTAACAACGAACATCTTCAAAACTCAATGGATGTATTACAGCCAGTTATTGAAGTTTACAACGAAGAATTCCCGCAACAAGCTATCGGACTATCAAACTGCAAGGAATGTTTATTAGATATGCTTAGATGGGCCATCGGACTAACAAAAGAAGAAGTTAAAAAGAAAAAAAATGAAATATAATTATATTACTTACACAACTTTAGTTCCAACTTTTGACTGCTATACAAGTTCACTTATCGGAACATTCTATATTATACTGAATTAAATGGCAAAGACTAAAGAACTGACTATTAAAAAAACATTCGGTAAACGAAAGGTCGGTAAAGCAAAGAAATCAATTTGTAAAAGAGATCGTAAAACTAAACCAAACAAAGGACAAGGATGAAAATAGAAATTAAAAAGCTAAGCGATTTAAAGCCAGCTCCATATAATCCAAGACAAAGTAATGCCGAACAGGAAAAGCAATTAAAAAGCTCACTTGAAAAGTTTGGAGTAGTAGAACCTATTATCTTTAATAAACAAACAGGATTTATAGTTGGCGGACATTTTAGGATAAGAGAATTAAAAAAGTTAGGTTATAAAGAAATTGAATGTGTAATAGTTGATTTAAATGAAGCGGATGAAAAAGAATTAAACATAAGATTAAATGCTAATACAGGAAGTTGGGATTGGGATGAGTTGGCAAATAATTGGGATAGCGAATTGTTATCGGACTGGGGTTTAAAGATACCTGGCTTAATTAATGATAGTGATGAATTTGGAACTGACTTTAAATTACCTGAAGGAGACAAAGCACCCTTTCAACAAATGACTTTTACTTTAGCAGATGAACAATCTACTCAAATAAAAAATGCAATAGATGAGATAAAAAAAACAGACGAATATAAATATGCCGAAACTATGGGAAACGAAAACAGCAACGGTAATGCTTTATATTTAATTATTATGCAATGGGCAGAGCAAAAGAAATAATTGTAAAAGTAATACCTTCTAAAATTGCAAATGAGTTTGTAAAGAAACATCATTATAGCGGTAAGGTTGTACCAAATAGTAGTTTGCATTTTGGCTGTTTTTTAGATGGTAATTTGCACGGAGTTTTAAGTTATGGAAGTTCTTTAGATAAAAGTAAAACAATAGGATTAGTAAAAGATACAAATTGGAACGATTATTTAGAATTAAATAGAATGGCTTTTGATGATTATTTACCTAAGTATTCAGAAAGTAGATGTATAGCAATTAGTATTAAATTAATTAAAAAAAATGCACCGCAAATTAAATGGATTTTATCCTATTCAGATGGATGCGATTGTGGAGATGGAACAATTTATAGGGCAAGTGGTTTTGATTTAACTTTAATAAAAGAAAATAGTGATTTATTTTTATTACCTAATGGAAGGAAAATACATTCAATGACAATTAAGTCAAGTAAAACAATAATGAATAAGTATGGTAATTGGAAAAAGTATTTAGATACCGAGCATTTAGGTTGGCAAAAAATTAAAGGTTTTCAACTGCGTTACATTTACTTAATAGATAAAACTTGCAAAATAACAGTTCCTATATTACCATTCAGTAAGATTGATGAAATGGGTGCAGGAATGTACAAAGGAGAAAAAATAACATTAAAAGAAAGACAAGCGATAGAAGCATAAAAGTAATGTGTTAGTATTCCATACTAAAGAAGGGGGGCAGTACCACCCTATCGCTCAAATTAAACGAGAATAAAACGAGATTATGGCAAATGAAGATAATTTAAAAAAGTTTAGTTCTGAATACCAACCTGAAAAAAATGGCAGACCAAAGGGAAGTAAAAACCGAGCTACAATAGTTAAGAAATGGTTAGAGGTAAATCAAAACTTAAAGAATCCTTTAACAGGTCAAGATGAATTTTTAACACAGGAAGATTTAATTACTTTGGCAATTATCAAAAGAGCAAGGGATGGGAATGTAAACGCTTACAATGCTTTAATGGATAGTGGCTATGGCTCACCAGCTCAAACAGTAAATCAAACAATAACTGAATATCCTATATTCCCTGGAATAGATTTGAATGTTGATAAAGACGACAGCTCAACGGAAGATATTTAAACTCAAAAAAAGGGTTAGAATTGTTCGTGGAGGTACTTCAGCTTCCAAGACATTTAGTATTATACCATTCCTAATTACTCACGCTTACAACGAACCTAATAGCGAAATAAGTATAGTTGCTGAAACCATTCCACATTTAAAACGTGGTGCATTAAGGGACTTTTTAAAAATAATGGACTTAGTCGGACTGTATAACGATGCAAGTTTTAATAAGTCAAGTTTAATTTATACGTTTCAAAATGGTTCTTATATTGAATTTTTTAGTGCAGATAGTGAAAGCAAATTAAGGGGTGCTCGGAGGGATGTATTATTTGTAAACGAGTGTAATAACATAACTTGGGAAGCTTACTATCAATTAGCCATAAGAACACGAAAGTTTATTTATTTAGATTACAATCCTGTTTCGGAGTTTTGGGTGGATAAAGAATTAATTAATGATGTTGATTCCGAAATGGTTATTCTTACTTACTTAGATAATGAAGCGTTAGACAAATCAATAGTTCGTGAAATTGAGAAAGCAAAAGAAAAAGCTAAAACATCAAAATATTGGGAGAATTGGTATAAGGTTTATGGCTTAGGGCAAATAGGTACATTACAAGGAACGGTCTTTGAGAATTGGTCAATTGCTCCTTCTATTCCTAAGGATGCTGAATTGATTGCTTATTCTTTAGACTGGGGTTACTCAAATGATCCTACAGCTTTAGTAGCTTGTTATAAATCGGGGCAACAATATTATTTCGATGAATTAATTTATCAAACTAAACTAACGAACAGCGATATTATAGACAAACTAATTAAACTCGGAGTTTCTGAGTATTCAGATATAATAGCTGATAGTGCAGAACCTAAGTCGATTGAAGATTTAAGGCGTAGAGGTTTCTCGGTTAGTCCGGCTAAGAAAGGACCGGATAGCATTCGTGCTTCAATATCTTTATTGCAAGAAATTCACTTTAAGGTAACCGAGAATAGCACTAACTTAATAAAGGAGTTAAGGAACTATTGCTGGGATGTTGATAGGGATGGTAATAAAATGCAGAACCCTGTAGATGACAATAACCATGCTATTGATGCGATTAGATATTTGGCAATGAATAAGTTAAGTAGCTTATCGGACTGGATGGACTTTGAGTAGTTGGCTACAAATTGTAACCAACTGATTTGAATAATGAATATAAATCCTAACCAATGGTTCGGAAAACAAAAGTAAAATTTTAAACGTTATATATATATGATTCCAACAAATGTAAACAATTTAACTATTAAGGAGTTTATCGAATACGAAAACATTAGAACTTCTAGTTTAGAAAACATTGATAAGATAATTCAGATAGCTTCGAGCTTTACTGACATTTCGGTATCGGAATACGAGAATATGTCTTTTAACGAACTTGAAAAAGTAAAGAGTAAAGTATTACTACTTATTAATTCAAAGCCTAACACAAGATTAAAAAAAACGTTTTGGCACGATGGGACCAGGTACAAAGCTTGTAAGGATGAGAAAGATTTTAAGACAAATCAGTATACAGCTCTTAAGCAATATGAAACCGATGTCATTAATAACTTACATAAAATATTAGCTTTAATATATGTTAAATGTCCTGTATTTAGTAAGTATAAGTTTAACTCTGATAACGTTGAAGAGATAGCCGATGTTATTTATAATTATGGAAAGGTAGGTGATGTCTATGGGACACTTTTTTTTTACTCCAGCAGGTCCGAAAAATTGAAAGCGGATTTGTTGAACTCTTTGGATCAAGTTCAGAAGGAGATAGCGATACACATGGAG